GTTCAACCGTTAGAATAGTAATACCCGCAACAACGCAACAACGCAACAACGAGTTCAAGGTAGTTTCTTCGGATAATTCGGTTCGTTCGCAAGGATGTCCCTGCGCGCGTGGCGGTCTCCATGATAAGCGTTCGAACATTCGAACATGAGGTTTTTCTGTCTTCGAATCTTCGTAGGCTTATCCTCCAGTGCCTGTAGGGGTCGAACTCTCGAACTCCTTCTCAAACTCCAGTTGAGTTGCATGTTCACTACGGGTTTGAGAGTTTGATTCGTAGACGGAGTGTGTTGATATAACGTCATGTTAGTATACATTCGGGTATGACCCTCATAGAGAATGCCGGGTCATTCCTTCTCCTCCTGGGGGGCCTCGTTATTTTGGCTTAGTAATGAGGCCTCTCATGTTTAAGTGATAGACTCGTACATGTGAACAACCCTCCAGCTATAAAGGTGAAGTCTCCAACGGCTGATATTATTGCAGCCGTCGCAGAGGCTGTTGCGCGCGGGGTTCAGCCTCGTTACGCCATCATGCAACAGGGAGTTGTGAGACGTGAGGCGGAGAACTGGTTAACCCAGGCCGCAGCTCTGGCCCCCTTACAGGAATACGCAGATCTCGGAGCAGCTATAGATAAAGCCGAAGCGGACTGGTACGCCGGTAACGAGATAGCCGTATCCTCAGATCCCGACTGGAGGAGCAAGGCTCGCGCGCTCGAAGCCCGAGATACCGGCTCATGGAAACGAGAACAATCGACAACCGGAGCAGATCCCGCAGTGTCACAGTGGCTTGACATGCTGGTTGGGAAAACTCCGATGCCTCTGCCACCGCCCGTAATTACCGTAGAACCAGAAGAACGGGATGCGAGGGACGCGAATCACCTTGAGAGACCGGAATGGCAGGCCGGATACGCAGCAAGAGCGAAAAGACGCATGGAAAATAGCCGAAATCGCCCCGAACGTCGCGGGTCAACAGCTAAGAAACGCAAAAAAAATGAGAAAAAGAAGTGATTGAACGACAGGCACGCTCAATGTTGTGGGCGATACTGCCTGATAGCGACCCGATTAACCATCGCGGGCGCGGATATATTCCAACTAACGACCAGTTACAGGTATTAGACGACGATCACGGCCAGATTCTTGTCGCAGGCGGAGACCGGGGCGGGAAATCCAGCGTTTCAGGGATGAAAGCCTTCCTCGGAGTACTCGAATTTATGGGAACCTACGGCCAGAGGGCTATGGGCGAGACCGCATGGATAGTTGGAGAGAACTACGAGCTAACACGCCCCGAATATGAGTACACAAAGACATGGTTACGCAGATCACCACTTGGTGGCAAGGCAGGAATGTGGGCAAGTACGCCCGTAAACCCCGGACTTATCAAGATCTACTCCCCCAAGACGGGAAACCGGGACGAATGGTTCAGTATCAAGACAAAATCTACCGCAGATGCAGTTTAATCCCTTGTCGCAGAGTCCCCGGTGTTCGTTCTGGTCTGCGAAGCAGCCAAAACCTCCATCGAAGTGTACCGAAGGCTACGATCTCGCGTTAGTGAGTCTCGTGCACGCTTCCCCGGCTTCGGCTGGATCATGATGGGCGGGTCTTTCGAGGGATCTCTGGGCTGGTATCCCCTGATGTGGGAGCAGTGGAGGTCCGAGGCGGTGCAACGCAAGCTAAATGCCAGGTCATTCAGCCTCCCGGCAGCAGGAAACAACTTTGTTTTCGGCCCCGGCGTAGATCCGCAGACCAATAAGGAGCACGATGGGGGACTCAACCATCCTGAGTTGGTTCAACTCAAGGCTGAGCTGCCCGAGAATATATTTTCAGAGCGTGTTCTGGCAGTTCCGATGCCACCGGCAGGACGCGTCCACCATCTCTTCCAGCCACAGACCCACATCTACGATTTCGAGTATCGAGATGATTTGCCCGTCTATATCGCCATAGATCCAGGCTTTTCAGGGGCAACCTCGCACTATCACATCGCTTTACTGCAAAAAGTTGATGGTCAGTGGCGCAACTTTGACGAGATTGCACACACGAAGGTGATTGAAGAGGAAATAATTGAATCTTTCGTGAAGAAGGCGTACTGGTGGAAGAATCCAAACAAGGTTGCAGTCATTGATACCGCGGGTGGCGCTCACGCGGGGGCGCATGCATCCAACATAGAGGTGTGGCGCAAGCTGACAGGGCTTCACCTGTACCATCAGAAAGTTCCCGTTATGTCAGGGATAGAACGAATGGACTCATTCTTGAAGATTAACGCCGATACCTCTGAACCGGGCATTGTTTTCCACTCACGATGCCAGTGGATAATCTCCGAGCTTGGCGGTGGGCCGCATCCAATCGATGGACAGACACATATTTACCAGTGGAAGACAGATCAGTACGGTAACGTGGTGGGTAAAGTTCCCAATGATCGTTACAATGACGGGGTTAAGGCAATAACCTACCTTCTTATCCATGAAGAGGGGTATGCTAGGTCCGAAACACGGCGTACTATTCGGGTAAGAGGGCGCAAGGACAGGCATCGCGTGGGAGTTTAGTGCATGGCTACTCGTCGCATGAGTCGTCGCGAGGCAAAAGATGCGAATCGTTTCTTTGGTGATATCGAGGATATGTTCGTTGGTCAAAACGAGCTACATTCTCGTATGGATGATGACTACTCACTGTGGCGACTCGACCCGTTTTCTCCTCCGATAGAGCTTGGGATTGCACCCGAAGACGCATATACGACTAACCGGCCACGAGTTCTTGCAAAGAAGGTAATAGCCTTCATCGCGAATACTCAGCCGGTAATACGTGCTCCCGACTCCGGTCAGCGTAATCGAGAGAGCCGAAGGGCCAATGACGCACTGGAAGAGCTGGCTATCGGCATACTAAAGAATGCCGATAAGCGCCGCAGGCGTCGTAGCGAAGTTGGAGTTCAGGCTGCACTCGCTGCATACACTGTTATTCGGGGCGGATGGGCCGCAGCCCGTGGGATCTTACGCAAACGAGCTAACGGTCAGACCTTTGAGGACATTCTTCCGCTCGATCCCAGACATCTTATTATTCAGAAAGGCGATGAAGAGCCTCTGTGGGCTGCATATCGCCACTCGATGACACGGGGGCAGATACGGGACAAGTATCCACAGTTCTCGTTCAGGACCGAGACGGCGGGGATGGAAGACGACGATCAGACACACTGCGTCTATGACTACTATCGCAGGCAACCGAACCCCCGTTACGGAAAAGTTCTTGAGACACCGTTCGATACCCACCCATTTATCTATACGCTTGGCGTTCTTATTGATGAACAGTGGGCACGGCGCGAGGTAAACGTACACACGATGGGATTCCCGGTTGTGGCCTTCCCTGTAGAGGAAGTTCCGTTGCTGGCTCCCAGTGATAAGTTCGATGCCCACGATATGCAGAGAGACTTTGGTGAGTCGATCTTCGCTGAAGACCGGGCCATATGGGAAAGGCAGAGCCTTGCACTCTCCTATGCAATGGATCTTATGGCAAAGTCCAGCGATCCAGAGAAGAAAGTGCGTTCGATTACGGGAACAACCGATATCGAGGGCGCAATCGGGGAGAAGGGCGCAACGATCCCGCTTTCCACGGCTAATGAAGAAGACGTGGAATACATGCAGCAACCAGACTTCAACCGTGCTGCACTGACATTACTCCAGATGATCTCGCAGGATGAGATCACGGGGTCCCTGCCACCGCAGGCGTTCGGAATACTTGATCGACCACTCTCTTCAGTAGCACTCAGGCAGTTGGGAAACAACCTTGAACACAAGGTGTTACCACGTATGAAGGCTGTGGAGCAGGTTATCGAGGGGTGTCTTGAGGTGATGATAGGCCAGTTCGAGACGGGAGCCTTCGCTCCTATCGAAGTCTCGGGCAGGCGTGGTGACAATACACCGTTCAACCGTCCTATCAGTATTGAAGATATCCAGGACCACGACAACCTTGAAGTTTCGTTGAAGTTACAGCTACCGGAAGACGACAACGCTCGACTGGCGCAGGCCAATATGTTGCTTCAGCCGGTTCCGGGCACCAACGAAACGCTGGCATCCGTACAGTACGTGCGTGAGCGCGTCCTTAATATGCAGTCTTCAGACAGTATACGCAGCCAGAACCTTGAGCAGATGGCTCGACTTTCGTCCCCCGTGGCACTGGCACTCGAACAGTTCCGTGCCGCAGAGGAAACCGGGGACGAGCATCTTATTTCTGTTACGTTCGATCAGTTGCAACTTGCTGCTTTGCAGCATACAGTACAGACAAACCTTGGCATGGCTCAGCTTCAGCAGCTAATGCAAGGTGTTATTCCACCGGGGATGGGTCCTGGTGGCGGAGGGAATGGCACAGGCGGTGCTCAGGGTCAGCAGGGCGTTCAGGGAGAAGCACTGAACCCGGCAAACGGCGCTATCGGTGTTGCCGAACAGCGTGGTATCGGCAACGAGGCATCGCCCAACGCGGGCGCTAATGCAACTGCCTCCAGAGAGAGGCAGGAAGAGGACGAGCGACTCGCAGCCATAGGGCTGGAAAGGGGCTAAATGAAGAAACAGTATTATTTCCGATACGCGGTTGACGGCGCTATCTTCTATGCCGCAATCAAGGCTGATAGTTCAGGCGAGGCGCAAACAGAGCTTCGGAAGAGTATTTTACGTGCTCATGGCAAAGCGGACGATTATACCACTCGGATTGAAAGAGGCAATCATCTTTATATAGAGCATGGAACCGGCAGCGAAAATAAAAGCACTTTAGAAAATCGGGTAACGCGATACGACCAAGAACTGGCGAAACGAGATGCGGGCCAATCGAGCGAAACATTCAGTGTGATTGGCGGTCAGGGTCCAGGCGGTACGGGCGAGACGCCTCCATCGGCACAACGTGATCGTTTTGGCGCTCTTTGGCCGGGGGAGGGATGGCTACTAAATCAAGTTACCGGGAGATGGGCACCAGAATTTAACGATCAGGGGTGGCCTCTTGATACAGTAAGAGGTGTCTATGTCAAGCCGACTGACGAGCTAGAGACGACCGATGCTAGGATTGAGG